TCACCATCAAAGTCATTACCACGTTCTTGTCTGTGTACTTTACCATCTTGCGTACCGTGAATAACAAACTCGTTCTGCCCAATGTATCCACTATCAGCACAAGTAGCTGTAATACCTAGCATCTGACTATACTCAAACTGTAATCCGTTAGGAGTTTGTCTGAAGCCACCGATAACACCCTGTGAGTCTGCTGCACCAAAGAAGTAACGGAACTGTGTCTTCTGCCTGATGACTACTGCGTTTAGTGTTTCTAGGTCAATGTCAAACACGATGTCAGTAAAGATAGACTGAATGTCTTTTGATACTGTCTCTAGGTTAACGTCACCAATCTTGTCTGTACCACTAACAGGACGTAAGCCATCTTGTGATAAGAAGAGTAGGTCACCACCAATCTCAATAACACTGTCTGTAGCTAGGCATCCAAGGTCATCTGTAACTTCTTGTAATACAAAGTTAGAGATGTTGTTACCAACAAGTTTACGGATGTTGTTACTGCCAAAGACATATAGTGAATCTCTAAAAGACTTGATAGCTACAACAGGAAACCCTACATTTATAACACCTGATCCATTTGCTGCACTGTAATCTGTTTCATCATATGGCGCACTGAAGTATAGGTTTGTCTGCTCATTAGGATCACCTGCTAAGAACATATGATTTTTATATACGTGTGAGAACTTAGGTGCGCTGGGTGCATCTGCGTGTGTGATCTGCGTATAAGTTGTACCATCATATGTAGCTGCAGGGTTGATGCCATCAGTAAGCATTACCTTTGGGCTACCCCAGTTGTACTTAGTGAAGCGTACCTTTGTTACACCTGACATTGTAGGTGAACCAGAAGTAGTTACTGCAACCCAAGCTGATGTAGTTGTATCCCAATAGTGTAAATAATTATTACCACTAGAAGGTGTACGGCAAGCTAAGATACCGTCATTAATACCATTAGCTACACAAACACCTAAGACATTACCTGTGCCTGTAACTGTACCGTAGTCGTTACTAAATCCGTTAATCTTTCTGTAACCACCAGTAACAGCAGGTTCGTAATTAATTAAAGCAACTGCAGAACCAGGTTGTGTCTCACCTTGTGACAACACATCACGACTAGTGTTTAGACCGCCTTGGCAGAATACTTTAAAGGATGCTAAATTTTCAGCCATTAGACAATACTACTAATAGTGTTACTAAACGATTTATTTCTTTGAACCACTGTAGATCTGATATCTAGTGGGTCATCCATAAGTATACGTCTCATAGAACGAATACCGTTATCAAAGTTTTGTTGATGAATAGCTGCACTTTGATCATTAGATCTAAATCTCATCATGTACATCATTGCACCATCAACAAGCACATGGTTAAATCTATCTGGAATTAAACAAGTATCATTAAAAAGAACAAGATCAGCTGGAAACTTCCAGTATACGTATTCTATTTCATACGAGTTGTCTGGTACAGGTGTTACACCAAACTTGCTTTCGTATGTTTGATAAATACGTTGAGGAGCAGATATACCAGAACCTGAATCAGCTTGGTCATCAAGTCCACGATATCTTTGTGTGTATTCTTCAAAAGATATTGTAGGTAAAAAACTAGGGGTGTTGCTTGTAGAATCTAATTGTTTAATATAAAAAGTATCCCAATCAACACTAGCAAAGTCAGCAGGAAAATCATAAAGTCTTGTTCCCGCAGTTAATGTTTGAGTATATGTAACTTTAAGAAAAGGCCACTCTTGGCCTGTCTGTAGGATATTTCTAATGGAGTTGTTAATAGCATCTTTAGCAAGTGCTTGTACGTTACGTACTGTATCAAAGCCATCACCAGCAGTATCTAGTGTAACTTCATTTAGTCTACGTAGTAATTCATTTACTAGAGTAACGTAAGTAGCCATTACAAAAATCCTTCAGATAGCCTAAAGGGGCCAGTTGCCCAGCCCCTCTAGTTTAGTTTAGTTAAACTTGATCACGGGCAACTTCTGCTGCACCTTTACCATCAACGTCCATTACCAAAGCCCAGACACGCAGTTTACCTGCAGTAGCTGTACCTGTTAGGGTGTCGATTGTAAGATCTAGAGTATCTTCTGCACCAATGTAAGCTATGCCAGGAACTGACGGAGCAACATCGCCAACTGATTTACCAGCCATTGCATAAGCTGCAACGAACTCGTCATCATCAGCACCTGTACCAATGTCAAAAGTCAAAGCTGTAGCACCAGTAAGTGCTTCAGTAACTTCAACACCAGCAGCTAGGATAACTGTTTGTGCAGGAAGAGTAGCAACTGTGTTTGCACCAGCAGCCAATGCTGTTGCTTCAAGTTCTACTGAGATTGTACGCATTCC